AGCGTCAAGAACGGTGTCCCCACGTTTCGTGAACCCGGCGGCCAAATGGTAGCTGAATTCGTGGCCGCGCCGGTCGAATCCGTCACCCCTAGTAATACGTTCAATCATGGCCGGTCGATCGTGAATACGGCTTCCCACCCATAGAACGTTTCGGGCGACTCGATCGTCTGCTGCGACCATTCCAAGTTACCGAACCGGTCAACGAGCGTTTGACGGTCCAACGCGAGGGTAGGCACCCCGTAGTCGTCCTCGAACCGCAACTCGTAATGCGGTACCTGTCGCGTCCACGGCGTGAAAATGACAAGCACCATCCGCCTGGTGAACGAGGCGAGCGCATTGTCGAGTACGTCCTGCCAGTGGTAGTTGTGCTCGAGGACGTGCCGCATAAAGATGCCGTCGACCGTGCTGCGGCGGGTGGCCAGGTCGTCGACAACATCGGCGTGCGGCGAGCTCGACCCGTCAACGCCGAGATAGGTGATGCCTCCGGGGAGGAACTGTTTGAACCAGCCGAGCCCGCAACCCCAATCCTCAACGGTGGCACAGTCGGCGAGGGCGGCAGCGCCCAGTTCGTATGATCGGGACGCACCGTAGGGTTGCGGGTCGACGGTCGCCGACGCGTACTGTGCGGCCCATTTGCCGACGTTGCTCACGCCACAGCCCCATACTTGACGGCCCGTGCTTCGAACGTCTCCTTGTCGGCGTCCATCGTTTCCCGACCCTTGCGGTAAACATCATCCTCAACACCCTTGTCCCAGTAAGGGTGCATGTGTTCCACGATCGACCCCAACGCCATCTGCCAGACTTGGCGTTGCATCGCCGCCGACACGATCTCATCGTCAACGAACTGATGGCCGTAACCCTCGTGAGCGACTGTGCCGGGCCCGTCCCACGACGCCCCCACCGAATCGACATAGCTGCGGCGAATCAGCAGGTGTGTCGCATGGTCGCCACGGACCACACGGGGATTGCCCAAGTCGTTGGTGCCGACGACGTCCGCCTTGTAGTAGTTGGCGACGAACTCGGCGTGATCCAACCAGCCCGGCTGGAACATGACGTCATCACCAACCATGAAAATGTATGGGGCGGCCGACCCAACCTTGGCACCACGCCTCGTGGCCGAATAGTCGTAGCCGTAGTTCAACTTTTCGGCGAACGTGCCGGCGTACTGGATGACCTTGCCGCCATACTTGCGGACCTCGTCCATTTCGACGGTGTCTCCCGGTTCACACACAAACCAGGCGGTCGCCAACCCCGTCGACGCCCGCAGGGTTTCCAAGAACGGGCGAACATTCTGCGGACGATGCAACACAGGGACGATCACATCAACCGGCTGAGTCGCCGGCGGCACACCCACCGTCTGCCAGAAATCCTGATCCGACAACCACACCGGCTTATAATGGGTCGTCTTAGCACCCGTGTGGACGTGACAGCCGCCGGTGCCTCGCATCTCCATCCACCGTTTGAAAAACGACAGATCCTCCGACATGAGCCCGTCCGGATCAAGGATGCGGTCGAACCAGACGGGCCCGTACTCGTTCAACATCGCCGCCATCACCGACCGGTGAATCAGCAGGAACGCCGCGCCGGTCCCGTCACACTGCAAAATGCCGTTCACCGGGTAGTGGGTGCGAAAGGCGAACCGTTTCCGACCGTCCGGGAAGGTGGTGAAGTCGAAGATGGTCGGCCTAGGTTCCCACCGGTAGCCGTGGCGGCCGTCCCTCACAAGGTCGCGTTGAGCGAAGCAGAGTCCGCCGACGATCGGCCGCTCCACCGGATCCGCCGCCTCATGCAACAGGTGCAGGGCTTGCGTGCCGAACCCCATGTCGGAGTCGACGAAAAACAACCATTGGAACTCGTCGTTTTCGATGAAGTAGCGGGCCGCCTGGTTGCGGCCGATGTGGACGTCACCGGCGTTACACCGCACGTTCGTCGTTTCTGCGATGTGCTCGCCACGGTCGGCGAGACACAACTCTGTAAGGGACTGGGCGAAGCTGGTTGCGACTTCGTCCCGGTGCATGTAGGCGATCAGGGTGTCACCCATGATTCTTGGCGGTTCCTTTCAATCTGGCGGTGTTGGCGGTTTGAACTCTCCGCGCCGCCGACCGCCAAGGCAACGACGCGGAGAGGCTGAATGCTTTAGGGGTGCCGCCGCGACATGGCGGCATGATCCACCGCCGTCTCAACCGGGCCATCCTCGTCGTCGCCGCCGACTTGAAGGCGGACGATTTCGGCGTCGAGCTTCTTCAAAGCTTTGACGTCGCCGGCGGCAAGCAGGAAACTGCGTTGCCGTTTCAGTTCGGCTAACTGGACGTCATCCATCGAAACTCCTTAGATACGCGGCGGCCGCCTCAAGGCGGACAGGATCATCAGCGAAATAGCCGACCCCGGTGTTGCACGTCGTACACAGCAAACCCCGCAATGCACCCGTCGCGTGGTCATGGTCGATCATCAAACGATGACCCCACTGGGTCGGAGACTCCGTCCCACCACAAATCCCGCACTTGCCGCCGTGCCCCTCATAGAACGCGGGAAGGGTTACCGACGTCAGACCGTAAAGCCTCCACGCCCAATCGGCAGCACGACACGGGCGACACACCGAACGCGGTGCCCCCGCCTTGCGTTGATACTCGAAACCTTGCCCGCAACGCTGGCAGCTTCCACCACCATCAACAGGTTCAGTCGGTACCCGTTGACCGGTCCGGACTTCCTCACGGTAAACCCGCATGTAGTGAGTGCTACACAGGCTCCGAGCTAGACGTCGACGCTCACAGTCATTGACCGAGCATGTACGCTCATTCACGTTGACACCTCCTGAGGGTGTTGGCCAGGCCCCGGGGTGCTAACACACCGCCGGGGCCATTTGATTCTATCGCGCCTAGGCGAACGTCGGAGTAACCAAACCGGTCGACGTGAGCGTTCCTTGGGCTCCGGGATAGCGTCCCGCACTGAATGCGCTGTAAGAATAAACCACAAATTTCACCTGCAGGGTGCCGGCTCCCGGCTGCTCCGCCCGAATGAACAGGGGTGCCCCGGCGTCCTCCCACAAGTGGAGCTCGCGGGCGGTAACACCAAGGATGACGTCCTCGTTGGTGGAAGCGCCGGCGGTAATCGGCAGGTTTCCGTCGAGGACGACGGGTACACCGAGGATGTTGCGTCCGAGTGCGCCGTAGTCGGTTGCGCCGATGTTGCCGGCCTGAACCGTTGTCACCTGTGGCACGTTGAGGAACGGGAAGCTGGTCCCGACCTGCGACGAAATCCACCACCAACGCCGCGGGTGCATGATGAAGTGCGACACACCCATGTAGACGCCGGTTTGGATCGTCGAAATCAGTTGGGCGAGCTTCGGGTAGAGGGCCGACGCGGCGGGGGTCGTCGCCGCATACTGCACGGCCGCAATCGACGACGTGGAGCGGATGCCGAGGTGGGTGCCGTTGGTGCCGGCGGCGTTGAGGATGGCGTCGTCAAGCTTCGTCCAATACGCCATCACCAAGTCCTGGGTGACGATCGAGTCGACACCGGTCGACCGCTCTAGCGCCTGCCGGCTGATGTCCTGCTGGCCGGCGTAGGTGCGGACGTTGATGGTGAGCAGCGTGTCGTCGATGTCGACTTCGTTGACGGCGTCAGCCTCCGACGACTGTGCGGCGACACCGGTCCCGGTCGTGATGCGGGAGATGTTGACGGTCATTCCGTCGCCGGGGAGTGGGTGCCGGTTGCAGATTTGCACGGTCGGCGCCGCAGCCTGTGCGAGCGGTGCGACCATGTCGGTGAGGTATTGGGGGACCGTCAAGCCGGCGAATGCGCCGGTGCCGACGTCACGGGCCTCATACCCGGCCGCTTCGTGCAGTCGGGCCTCGCGGCTGTGCCGTTCGAGGCGTTCGTTGGCGCCCGGATCGTTCCGGGCGGAGTTGTAGATGTCGCGGTAGAACGAGATGCCGCGCCGTTCCGCCTCCGGGTTGTAGGTGCGGGCCTCCGACTTCACCCTGACCGGCCTGTCGACCGACGTCGGGTCTTCGGCGCGGTCGGCCCACTGTTCCGCCTGCTTCGACGCCCGGTCGGCGGACTCCATGTAGGAGACGAGTTCCGTTTCGCGGGTTTCCAAGTCGGTGATGACGGGGTCGAGTTCGGCGACCTGGCCGTCGATGTCGGCGAGCTGGGAGCGGAGTTCACGGAACCGGGCCGCCTCCTTGGCGTCGAGGTCACGGGATTCGCCTTCGGCGGCGTTGACGAGGGCGTCGGCCTCCGACTGGCGGACCTGACGTTCCTTGTTGAGCGTGTTGCGTTCGGCGAGCTTGGCTTTGACCTGTTCGCGGACGGTGAGCAGCAGCTTGGTAGACATTGTGAACGATCCTTTAAGGGTTAGAAGGGGGGTGGGATCGGCACAGGTGGGAGCAGGGTGCAGCCCGGTGGTGCCCAAGGGTCCGGCGGGGTTGCGGCGCTGTTCCCGGCGTGCAGCCGGGACTTGTCAGACGGTTCTAAGGGCCGACAGGGCGGCCCTGGCTTCGGCGACGGACATGCCGTCACAGTTGGTTTGCATTTGGGCGGCGGTAGCCGGGTTCGCCGGGAACGACACGACAGACACGTCGTACAACCGGACTTCTTGGATGCGGCGCACCGGTGCCGACTTCGGATCGGCCGTGGTGCCGTCCTCGTTCTCCCAGCGTTGCCGGGTCACCTTGAACGCAAACGACATCGCATCCAACTCGCCACGCTCCAACCGGCGGACGACAGCCATCGACAGCGGGTCGTTCGGGTCGACACGGGCCTCACTGAACAGTCCCATCCGATCCGATTCCAGCGACAGGGTGCGGGCCTTCGTCGCCGCCATCGGGAGGCCGTCGTGGTCGAAGAACAGATAGACGTCATCGCGTTCAGCCACCGACTTGTCGGCGGCGCCCCTGGCGATCACCTCGGACCAGCCGTACGGTGGGCCGCCCATCACGTCGTATTGGGTGTCGTAGACGGTGGCGTAGCCGACGATCGTTGGAGCGCCGTCCGCCGCCTGACGGGTTTGCACGCGGCGACACACCCGATACTCCAAGGTTTCACCCTTGTAGTCGAGGTCGAACCCGCGGTGCCGTTCGTCGAGGACATGGTCGCCGAATCCTTCGGCGAGACGGACCCGGACCTCGTCGGGGAGGTTGCGACAGTCATTGAGCATTCGAACCTCCCACCGACGGAGACGACGGCGCTGATTTGGGTGCGGCACCGCCGGGCGGCCACAAGAATTGTTGACCGGCGCCACCGGGGATCGGTGGCAAATCCTCGAGTCGGCGACGCTCGTCCGGCGAGGCGAATCCGCCGCGGATGGCGATGTCATGCGCCTTGTACCGGGAGAGCAGGTCGACGCGTAGTAGGGCGTCGGCGTTGAACTTGACGAACCGGGGACGGGCCCGCAAACGAGACAGGGACCGCTCGAGGCGAACCAGCCACGGACCCACCGTGTACGTCAACAAATCCAGTGAACGGGCCTCCACGTTCGCATACGTCACCTGGCCGCCCTCACCGGGTGGGCGACGGAAGAAGAATCGGGCGACGTCATCGGCGTTCGCCTTGATCGTCTCCAAGAACTGTGACTCGTCCGGTGACACCTGCATCGGCTTCAACGTCGCCCCCGCACCCATAACCAACGCGCCACGACCACCATGCAACGCGTCATACACCCGCTGCTTCAACACCCGAGCCTGATCCTCGTCGATCGGATACTCCGACTCGAGCACCGCCGTCGGATGCGCCCCATCACCAAACCACTGGGCACCAAACTTGCGGGTCGCCAACCCCAACCCGATCGTCTCAGCCGCATACCGGATCGGCGACAACCCCACCGGCGACCCCGGCATCGAATACGCCTGCAAATGCCACAACGGACCCGCCGGCCACTTCTCGATCGGCTTGTTGTCCAGCAACCATTCGACGGGACCAAAGTTCAACTCCCGACGCAACGACACCCTGTCAGGGTGCAGCACAGCGACATGATCCGGCCACATACCTTCGCCAAGCTCCGACACCAAACCGAACGCGTTACCCCTGAGCAGTAGTGACGTCATCACCTGACGGCACCACACCTCGAACCCGGAACCATCCCCGCTGGGATCGGTCAACAAGGTCGACGGCGACAAAACGACCGGCGGGCCGCCCTCCACCCTGCGGTACTCGTCAACCGGCAACGTAGACACCAACTCTGACAGCAGGTCGACGCACGCCCACACGGCGCCCAGCCGCATCGCCTGCTCGTCATCGACCGGAACCCCCGCATAGGAGGGTCCGCCCCGCAACGTCATAAGCATTTCGGCCAGCGAATCCGCCGACCGCACCTCACGGGCCTGACGGCGACGGTCATCGATCCGCCCCGACAACCCATCTGAAAGCAACGTGAGAAGTCCGCTCACACACAGACCTCCCAGGTCAAACCATCACCACACATTCGCCACAACGTCAACCGGACGGCTCGTATCCATCGCCCACAGGGCGACAGTCGCCGCCACCAACGGCGTGATATCCACCGTCGAATCGCGCCGCACCCATTTCCAGGCGTCACCCACGAACCGGCGGGCCGCACCGGCAACCGCCATGTCGAGACGGCGATCACGCTTCACGCGCAGGCGGGCCTCAGCCACATCATCGAAGAACATGCCGCACGCCTTCGTCACATCGCCACCCACCGGAACCAGGCGGCGACCCAACGACTCAAGCTCATGCGCCAAAGACGCCACCGGCCCGGCCGCATCGTAGGCGCACACCGTGTTCCACTTCACACACAACTCGCCGACACGGCCGACAACCCAGTCGACGCCGGGCCGGAACTCGACGACTTCGACCTGTTTTCCTTCGGAAACGGCGACAATCGCCGCCGAAGTCCGCTCCTCATGCACATCCACCCCGAACGCCACCCGACCCTGCAACTCCACCGACGGGGCACACACCACATCCCACACATGCGCCGGGATCAGCCGCTCATCCTCCCCCAACTCGGCGTCCCACACACACAAACATTCGCGGGCAAACAACTCGGGACCGAGTTCGTCATAGAGGGACAGCAGCGATTCGTCGGAGATGCGGTAGCCGTAGGCGGGGTTCGCCTCCGCCCACATGTCACGATCCAACACGTCGACCGGCCGCTCACTGACAACCCGCCCATCCAACACTGACACTTTCTCGGCCGTGTGCTCCACATACGCGAACCTCGGCGACCCGTCACCCGTCAACGCCCGCCTACGTAGCCGCCAAGTGTTCGCCGACGACTCCAACCCGCCCGACCCGCAATACCAGGCCTGCGCATTCGGATTCGCCAGACGCGCCGGCCCCGACGCAGCCACATGCTCCGGCCGCAAATGCTGCGCCTCGTCATACACGACAAGATCGGCCTTCGCAAAGCCGCGGCCCGCACCACCCGTCCGAGCCTTATACAAGATGCGTTGCCCCGTCAGGAACGTGATCCCCTGCGTACCGTTCCCGTAATACACCCGCTGCACCAGTTGGCGAAGATCGTCCCACGCCTCGAACAGACCGGCGAGCCGCAGAAACGATTCGTTCGCCGTCGGAAACTCGTGCGCCGTATGGATGATTAGCTGCTCGCCGCGGACCACCAGCCCGTACAGTTCACGGGCCGCGACCGTGTCATTCTTGCCGGACTGGCGCGGTTCGAAATCGGCGACCGTCGCCGCCGCCCACGAATGATCGGCCCGCTGACCCATCGCAGCCCGCAACGTGAAACACTGCGACTCATCCAGCGGGTAGCCGTCAGCCAACCCGTACGAGTCAGCCAGTTCGATCGCTTCGTCCGCTGCGACGAGGCTGGCCACGTCGCCCGGCAGACGCACTATCTGCGGCGCCTGCTTCCCGAGCCTGACGTCGAGCAGTGATGTCGTCGACAACCGTCACCACCTTCACATCAGCACCCAACGCCGCCAAATCCTTGATGACCGCCCGCAACTGGCCGGCAATCTGCGCCTTCACCGCATCATCCGCCGACCCGAACGCCGCGAGCAGACCGGCCCGCAACACTTCAAGATCGGCACGCTGACCAGACATCGACGCCTCCACGCTGGGACTATGCACTCAGACTGCATGAACATGCACTCCACGGTGCGGGGTAGCTCTCCGTTTGAGCCTTACTGCGCCTCTCGGGCAACAGGCCGGGTCCGAACCGGCAACCACCCCGACACCTCACCCGGAAACCGTTGCGAGACTAGGGCCAGCGGACCCACCCCGATGGTCTAGAGAGAAACGGGCGAGCTTGTCCCCT